TATTTATTTCATATACATATTGATACCTATATGCATAATTATTGACAAAAAGTATGTATATCAGCAGATTTGTTGACATTTTGTATAGTTTTTGGTGGTTGATTGTAAAGTTGTTGACAATGCAATTGCATTACTATGACTTATTAAAGAATCCTTAAATAGAATAAAGCCTTATTAATGAATCATTTACTAAACCTTACAAAATGCCCCGATCAGGAAGATTTTTCCATTTTTGCTTACTTTTTAATCAAAATTGCCTGATAGGGAAACTTTTTCTTACAGTATTTAGATTGTATTTCCATATTACAGGGTTTACTTTGTTTTTGTTTGAAACTTTACTTTGTTATTGTAATCTGACCTATTTTAAAAACGCTTGTAAGTGCATGAAATTTCAAGAAAAAATCATGCAAACATAGGTAATTATTGTACGATATTTGTGTATTTAATTACACATTTAATGATTGCTTGAATAAGGTTTTACTTGCTCTTGGTTGTAGATTCTAAGCAGTTGGTTCTCATTAGCCATATTGCAGATATGATTCACAATATGTTGCAACAAATCCATTTCTGTTCTAGTCATGGGTTTTCCTACAAATAAATCATTTAGATGTTCAATAATCTCATTGATTTCATCTCCACCTACAACATAGTTTGCTTTGCCATCAGCATAAGTTTTGATAACTTTATTTGACATTTAGTATTCCTCTTTCAAAAAGTTCACCAATGGTTTTTCTATGGGCTTCTTCCCACATCTCAATCCTTTGGGATTTGTTGAGTTTCGATCCTTGGTCGATTTCCTCATGGCACTTAAAGCACAAGGTCGCAATCCGATAATCATGGGCTTTAAGTCCTCTACCTTTGCCATCCCTAAGCTGATTTGAATGGGCGGCAACAATAGTTCCATCTTCTGCCCCACATAACTGACAGGGAATATCTTTGATTGATTTAAGCAGTTTTGCATTTCTGTACATTATTTGGTTGCTAAAAGATAAGCTCCATAATTGGCAAAACAATATCCAGCATACATACAAGCCAGACCCACATCACCTTTGATTGCCATGTCAACAGAAATGTAAAAGTAGATTAAACCAGTAACAATTATCAGCCAAGAACTCATTTAAGATTAATCCATATAGAAAAGAAAACGATAGCGAAAATAAGGATACCAAAATAGTAAGGTATATCACCCATTCAAATAGCTTTATCAATAGCACGATTATTTGCACTTTCTGTCCTATAGATTTCAATAGCCAATTGTGCTGATAACAACTTCCATTTTAATTCTTCTTCTAGTAAAACAGCTTCTTTTAACCCATATAGCAATGCTATATAGTCTGGATGCTTATAGGCATCTACTTCTTTACCAGCCATAGTTGTAGCTTCTGATTCAGCCATAAGCATGGATTTTTTTGATCTAAGGAAATTCTCGATATAGACCCGGTTAGCCTTCGATTGGGCAAAATCTACTGATTTGTCATAAATAAATCGTCTTGCTTTGTTTGCTGATTCTTCTGTATTTTCCATAATCTTGTTATTTCATCCTGTAGTTTGATTGCTGATTCACCACCACGCTTTTCCCAGACTAAAGCTATTTGCTTCCTTCTATCCTTTAAAGACCATCTGAGTAGTTCTCTTGCTTCACATTCTGATCGCCACGCTTCTGACTTCTTAAATTCAGACATCTATAGATTACTCCATCACTCCAAGATTGGTCAATTTTAGCTTCTTCATACAACCTAATGATTTTTTCTGGATAAACCAATATGGGTCTTTCGCTACCCCTAAAGCAAAATGCATAAATCAATGGGGCTTTTTTACTACTAAACCATTCGCCAAATTCAGGTAACAATTTATATTCTGATTGTTTAAAATTATCTGTCCCTTTGACATTGACTACAAAAGTTCCATTATCTGTATTGATTACATAATCAGGAATATTTCGGATGTATTGATTTAATCTGAAGAAATTAGGAATATTGGCTTTATGCTCATCAAATCCTAATCTAGTCAAATGGAAACCTTTAGATTCACAATAGGATTCAAATAGTTCTTCACCAGCATTAGTGCCTTGTATTCTTTCTGCATAAGAATGGTTGCCAGTATTCATAAAACTACCTTTCCGGTGAATTGCCGCAATTTAGCCAATGCTTCTTCTTTAGCCTGTGCATCCTTAATTGTTTCTACTTGGGTCTTTTGATGAGTTATTGTCTGGGAAGGCTTTACTGGGATTCTGCCAGCTTGCTTGCAAAGATCAGCAAATGCCATTGGAGTTGTTACAAAACCCTTTGGATCAAGGTTTTTAAGGGCAAAATCCAGTATTGGTCTGTATGTCAAATAATTACCAATCATTTCCTTCCAGACATCCATCACAGCAGATACATTCATATCACCCCAATGGTTTGTAATCTTAGAGCCATAAATTATAGAAAACATCTTAAAAACATACCTGATGCCATCTTCCTTGGTGCAAAAATCGGATTCTTTATATTCCATTATTTTGCCCCTTCAATTTGCGCCCAGAAATTGCTCATTTTGTTTTGTTGATTTCCAAGTTGTTTGTCTTTTATCCAATCAGCTTTGAAACCAATCCAACCCCTTTCACAGCAGACTTCTAATGCTTTTACTAGGGTCATATCAGCTTTATCAGCTTCCCTTTGTAAGCCCTTTAAAGCTGTTTCTGTTAATGGTTTCTTTTGGGTCTTTCTTAATTTCAAATAATCCTTCCAAACAACAATATTCATTCCTTCAGGAATGGGTATGTCTTTATTATTGGTAATGGTATTGGTATTGGTAATGGTCTTGGTTGCTAATGGGGTGGCATTAGGGGGGCTATTGGGTATGCTTTGGGTTGGCTTTTCTTCCCTATTTCCCCATCTTATTTCAGCACCTTTCTTACCTGATTCTTTCAAATATTGATATTTAGCTATTTCAATATCAGCCCTTTTGCTATGCCAGCAATCATCATCTTCAAAAATAAAAAATTCATGCAATAAATTTTCAACAATAGCTAATTCTGCTTTAACCCTTCGGCAAAGCAAAGAAATATCATCAAATGGCTTTTCAGTTAAATAATAAAGGTCGATCATTCGCCTATAGGCTAAATCTTCTTCATCGCTTAAATGGCTTGTATGGCTGATGTAATCGCCAATATGGAATGGGTAAAAATTCATAGTTGCCTTGTCAAAAGCAGTCAAAAGGTGGACTTGGCAGATCGGTGACTAAGCGACTTTTCGGGGATGACCCTAGCCTGTCCATAGATTGTACTTCTAAAACTCAAACTCCTTAACATCATATCTTCCATTATCTTTTTTGAACCATCCAAAGACAATAATTCGCCATCCAGCGGCAAGCAATAGGGGTAAATACTCAGATTCTTCTATTTTTTTAATTCTTGATGAAATATTGGACTTGGAAGTTATCTGGACACCTAATGTTTCTCCTGACCCAATAGCTAATATATCGAATATGCCAAATAGGTCTTTTTTTCTTTTGGTGAAGGCATTGTAGCTTTCGACTACATCGCATTGGTATCCTCGGTCTTTAAGAAGTGCGACTGTGCGCTGGTTTAAGCTGGTCATGCTAAATGATATCAAATTTCCCGATCAGTAACTTTTGACTAAAAATGTAGCAAATATTAAACAAATTTCCCGATTGGTAAACTTTAAAAAATATTGTTGCTTTTTTGACACATTTTATATAAGGGTATGTCCTATGTCGATTTTTCTTTACTTTTTAAAAACAGAAGAATAAAGTTTATCTATGCAGTAAATTTTTTATCACAACCGAAAGGAATTACAAATGATTAAATTATTTTTAAACCAAGTTGAAGCAACCGATACAAGTCGTGGTTATTGGATTGGCGAAACAGAAGCTATTTGCATTAACACTAATGTTGCTGAATTAAAAAATACTCCAGTTGAATTTTATGGCGATGATATGTTTGATGTTGTTCGTCAAGTTCAAGCAGTTTTAAAATCTAAAGGTTTGCCAACTGGCATTCAAGTTATTTAATTTAATGCCCCTTCGGGGGCAATTTTACAGGATAAAATATGAAAAACCCATTAACACTAGATCAACAATCCAGACTTAAAAAGGCTTCTAGCGGATTGACTACTGAAAATTTTAGTAGGCTGTCTTTAGCTGAAACAAACAAAATTGCCAATCGCATCAATCAAGTATTGCTACAGTTGCATCAAGAATCACCATTTGCTTTTATTACTACTGCTTACATTGATGAAAAGAATAAAGTTGCTTTTCAAGATAAAAGAACTGTTGGCATCCCTTTTTCACAATATGCATATAGGAAATAATATGAATAAGACTGACATTATTGGAATAATTCTTTTAGGTTTAATCCTTGGTGCAATGTTTGGATGGGGGTTCTAATCATGGGTATGCATACTGAAGATCGCTACTATGAGCCAGAAGATCCAGATGATGAGGATTTTGATGAGCAAGTAGCTGAATTGCTCAATGGTGATTACAGCCCAGACCTACCAGAAAATATCCAAGGTGCAATTATGGATGATGCACTTTATGGTAAGCATTGGGATTCTTTAGTTGAAGCACTCCAAAAGAATGAGAAAGAAAAGATTGGATTAATTGTTTCAACTTGTATATACGAATACTGGGAAAACTCAGCACAAAAGGCTTGTCAATGAACAAAGATCCAATGACATTGCAACAGATTGCAAAAGCTGAAGGCATAACTCATCAAAGAGTTGCACAAATATTGTCATCGGCATTAAGTAAATTTAAAAAAGCCCTTGAAAATAAAGGCATCAAAATACAGGATATATTGTGAATAAATATAAAGAGCTTAGAACTATAGATGTATCTGCTGAAACAAAAAAGAAAGGAAGATTTACATATCTTTCTTGGGTTTATTCTGTTGATACTTTGTTACAACATGATCCAGAAGCAAACTGGTTTTATACAGAACCAATTGAATATAGTGGCACTTTAATGGTTGGTTGTTCTGTTACTGCTTTTGGCAAAACAATGACAGAATGGTTGCCAGTTATAGATGGTGCAAATAAAGCAATCACTAATCCAAATGCAATGCAAGTAAATTCAGCAATGAAAAGATGTTTGGTAAAGTGTATTGCCATCTGTACTGGAATTGGATTATCCTTGTATGCAGGAGATGAGTTCTGGGATGAACCAGAAGAATCACCAACTGACAAGATTATTGCCCAATTGGAAAACTGTAAGACAGCAGATGAACTTAAAACTGTCTTTGGGTTGGCATGGGCTGAAGCTAAAACTAAGAAACAAAAAGAGCAAATTCAGCCAACCTATGAAAAGAAAAAGGCAGAACTCAATGCGATTAGCCCAAGAACAACCTGATAATGTTTGTTTTGATTGTGGGACTAAATGGGGGCAAGAGAAACCCAGATACCATGATTACAGAGTTTGGCTAGATACTTGTGATGTATGCAAAAAACTAACAGCAGTAGTAGATGCATCAGAATATAAATATTTAAAAGAAGGTTGGGATGGAACAAAAGTTTTGTGTATCGTGTCAAGTAGTAAGAGATGCAAAAAGCTTTAAATTAGTATTAAGAAACAAAACAAAAGTATGGAAATGTTCAGTATGTTTAATAAGGCAATCCAATCAACACTATAGGAGTAAAAATGGAAAATAAAGATTATATTTATACACCAGCAAGTACAGACATTACTATTCGCTGGAAGAAGATTTATGGTTATGTTCCAGCAAGTGAACAAGAGATGTACAAAAAGAAATGGGCTGATTTTAAAGCATTATTCAATAGGACAATTGATGATTCTGATGCTATATTTATAGACCCAAAGATTAAACAGCTTTGGAGAAAACAAAAGGTATGAATCCATTTGCTAAAGAAGAATTTGATAAGATACCTAAAGCTGTATTTG